CTTAGAGTCTCAAAGCCCTGCAGGCACGTCATTTACTATATTCGATTCTACATCACATCACCTTTACTTAGGACACGCATCAAAATTTGATATGGCTATATTTGATGTTGATACCGCTGGAAGTTTAGGCACCCTTCAGTATGAATATTATAACGGTGCATGGACAGAGTTTATACCAGCATCTGGAAGATATGAATTAGACCCAGATGATAATGAGGGAGGTCAATATGCCTTTGATAAAGATGGTGCAGAAATATTTCCATCTAACTTACTTAGTGATTGGACAACCGTAGCTATAAATAGTAGCACATTGTATTGGGTAAGAATATCTTCACCTAGTAGTGTAACTACATCTCCTACAATAAAACGAATACAAATGAGACCTCATGCATCTTATTGTACAACTAAAGATGTTTATGAATTGATGCAACTTAAAAATGTACTTAGTGGTACAGATTTCACAAGTTCTACCGTGCCAAGCCAAGCTACTGTGGAACAATATATTTATGAAGCACAATCTTATATAGATATGCAATCAAGAAAATCATGGAGACCAAATGTTGTTATTAATGAGTACCAACAATTTAATTTAAATGGGTTTCACCTAGATAAAGCTGATGCATATAAAATATTAGATTTACAGATTTGGAACGGGGCTAACTGGGATTCTAAAAGACAAGGTAGAACAAAAGATTATTTTTTAGTTCCTGATACAGGGATGGTACAATTTTCAAGATATTTCTTGTTACCAGCAAGATTTACTTCTTATAACGCTCCAGTATGGAGATGGGGAGGTGGAGAATTTACTATGCCTGTGAAAGTAACTTATTTATATGGTAGGGACATACAAACCGATATAAGACAAGGTGGCATGGTAACAGACATGGCAAAAAAACTAGCCGCTACAGAGATTGCTCGAAGCTCTGACTATGGTGGATTAGTTGTTAGTGGTATGGATAGGTACGACATTAGTAACAGAATCCAGTCATGGCAGAATGAAATCGAGGCTAATTTAGATAGTATGCGTGCTTTTGAGGTTTTCTAATGACTGAACCAATAGCAATAGACGATATAATGACTGATATAAATAGTCAATGGAATGCCAGTAATGTAACAAAACCTTCCTTGACTACAGTAAATGGTGCAAATCAACCATTTCGGTTTGATTTAAATGTGGGTGACCATTTGATAGGTAGGACAGGAAGTCCAGCTGTTCAAGAAATGCCTATAGGGAACAGAAAGTATGGGAACAGATTATATTCTATAGAAATAGAATTATACACACTGACTAACAGGCAAAGGTTATATGACCTGATGAGAGAAGTCAGAAGGATTGCCCATGCAAGAATGCACTCTTTAACTAATTTTCAAAGACAACAATTTATGTCCTTCAATGAAGAGGTTGGAGAACAAGCTAACATCTGGACAGGCACTTTGGAGATTCAATTAGAGAACAACGGAATTTTATTAGAAACTTAGTATAATAAACTATACTACATAAATTATGGAGTAATTTTAACATGGCAATATATCGAAGCGACCAAGCACAACTTACATTTGCGGCAGAAACTGCACAAGGGGGAGACCTTGAAATGATGGAGGGGACTTTAGCACGTACCCCTACAGCAACACTAGGAGCAGCAGCAGCAGTAGGTAGTAGAACTATAACCCTAAATGCAGAATTTAATGTTCTTAATACATCAGGTTCAGTGGCAGTTTTAACTTATGGGGATACAACAGATGATGCTGCAGATACAGCTATTTCATTTGATAATAGTAGTGCTGGGGACCCTGAATTATATATAGGGCAGGTTTTACAAGTAGGTAGTGAAAGCATGCAAGTTACTGCTATAGGTGGGACAAGTAACAGAGATGCAACTGTCGTTAGGGGATTTGAAGGTAGTACTGCTGCTTCTGACCATGCTGATAATGCCGCAGTCAAATCAAGATTTACTCCCGGAGATATAATTAGGATAGGAACTATTGCAGGAACAGCCGCAGATACAGTAGTACCTCATGAAATACGTAGAGTTGAAAGTCAATCTGGGACAGCACTTGTTTTAGACAGACCTTTAGCTTTTGCACACGCAAGTGGGCAAACAGTACTATGTGTTTCTGCTATTGGTGGAGATGCCACTAGGAATGATAACGATAAATATATTACATTTATTCCGGGCATTTATGAAACTATAGACACCCCAGACCCAGAGATGAGTATTGAAGGAAGAAGATTCCTTAGTACACAATCTAAAAGAAACTTTTCAGTAGCTTATCCGGGACAGCAGACCTTATCTGGTTCTGTAGCTGGTATTACATTACTAAATGGGTGGCCCCTAAGGTTCCCAATTGGAACGGTCACAACAACCCCATCAGCTGTCGTTACAGACACGATATTTTTATCAGCAGCCGCAAGTAAGGGGGATGTTTATGTTGCTTGTGACAATGGTAGTGGTGGTGCTGCTTCTACCTTAGCAGCCGGAGATTATATTCAAATAATTGAGGCTGATGGCTCTGACTCAGAAGTTAGAAGGATAATAAAAGACACAAGTGATACATTTAAATTAAATTATCCATTAAGTTTTGACCACGCAAATAATGCTGTAGTTAACGAAGTTACCCATAGTTCTAGCATATATTATGACCATGTTATATCAGAGTCAACAAGCCTTGACACTGTATCATGGCATGTACATATGAAAGATAGTTCTGAAACTGCGGCTAGAAATTTTGACAGAAGGTATGTGGGGGGAATGATAGGTTCTACCACAATATCGGCTGAAGAAGGTGGAATGTTAGCAATGTCTTGGGATGGTGTAAATTTCCTAAACATGGTACACAACCAACAAAACCAAAAAACTGTTGGAGGTACAGCCTTAGGAGATGATTACGTAGGTGCTAGTGTGGCAGCTAATATGCCTAGATTTGGATTAATGCAACAAATCGACCACGATGATATAGGTGAGCCTAGTCACAATGGTTCATCAGCTAATGATGGTACCGGGTATCCAACCACTTCTCCATATTATTTTTCAGAAGGAACTATAAAGTTTTTTGGGCAAGAATTTGCTAGAATAAGAAGTTTCTCATTATCTATTTCAAATGGTGAAGAGCCCAGATATTATATCGGTAAACAAGGAAGAAGAGCTAGAGGTCCTTACGAAATAAGAGAAGGAGCTAGAGAATATTCCATGTCTGCAACAGTTGCCTTACCAGACGCAGATGTCAGTGCAAGTGCAACAGCAGCAAATTCCGACCAAGATGGAGCATTGGAATTATTTAAACAATTATTATTAGAAGGTGATTATGGTGCTGGTGGAGGGAGCATATACAGAAGAGGTATGACTGCCAGCTTAAAGTTTGAAAGAGGGACTAATGATTATATAATAATAGACATACCTACATCCACTACAGCTGGTTCACCTACAGAGGGCACAGATAATACAAATCAATTAAATAAACAAGGTATTTTTATCAATAGTGCTGCTCACGACATAACAGGTGACCAACAGTTAGAAGTAGATTTAAGTATGATATTTAGAAGTTTGAAGATATCAATAAGAGATAATGTACCTGTATATCCATAAACAATAGTAAGGAGAAAAATATGGCGAAGCAAAGTAAAGCGTTTGACCACACTAAGTATACGGTTGAACCAACAGTAGAAAGAAAGAAAGTAGTTGTTGAACAGACTGGGGACGAGTTTGAAGTTTCTGTAAAAACTCTATCATGGAGTCGTAGAAACCAACTTGTATCTCGTTGTTTAAAAGTAACTAACGATGGGCAATCTTCTTTTGATGGTGATAAGTATATAAGGGAATGTTTAAAGGAAATCATTGTAGAAGCTCCTTGGGGTCCTACAACAGAAGCCTTTTTAGTTTCTATTGACGATAGACTAGGTACTGCTTTAGAAAAAATTGTACCTAACGCTTTCGGAGATAAGGGAGGTCAAACACCTGATGAAATAAAAAAAGAGTCTTAGTTTTTTTAAAGGGGATACCTGTAGATAAAAGTGAACACATGGTCTTTAGCTATTGGCTAACTATCATACAGCTTTTAAAAACAGGATTTTCTTGGGAAGCTATTACTAATTTCTCAGATGAAGAACTCTATATGGTTATGGGAGTAGAAATGGCACTATCGCAAAGACAACAAGAAGCTGAGGCACGAGCAAGTGCTAATAACTTCAAAGGAGTAAAAGGAGGTTTTTAAATGCTGGGTATAATATCATTAGGAGCTATTCCTATTATGGCTGCGGGTCAAATGGCGGCTTCAGCAACTGTGGGTTTAGCGGCAGGTGCAGCAACAGCAGGAGCTGCTGGGGCAATAGGAACAGTTAAACTAGCTAAAGATTCTATACAAGCATTATCTCCAATAGGTGCTGGTGGTTCACAAGCTCGAAAGAGACTAATGGAAAGAGGTCTTATCGAAAGTGGAGTCAACAGAACTAAACAACTCAAACGAATGGCAGGTAAGACAGCAGGATTACTAGGAGTAAATGTAAGCCTTGCGTCTATTTTAAAACAATCACAGATATTTACAGGAGTCTTTGGTACCGTATTCCAAATTTTAGGTGCCTTTGTTGATATTATGTTGATACCCCTAATGCCAGTAATCAAGTGGGTATTAAACAACATGATAGATTTCATACCAGAAGTTCAGAAAAAAGCTGCTTCCTTAGAAGGTTTTGGTAAGAGAGTTCAAAGTTATCTAGAAGATTTATTTCATGATAAAGACCTATGGGGTAGAGGGGGAGTTTTATGGACTTTAGCTGCAGACATCGGCACTGTCCTAAAAAATTGGTGGCTTAATACAGCATGGCCCCTTATAACAGAATTTATAGAGAAGTTATGGAACATGACACCTTGGGGTAAACCTGACGGTGTGGGTGACGAGGCTGAAGCTATGGCTAAAAAAATGACTGAGTCTATGAAAAGACAAGGTATTGGTATAGGACAAGTTCCTTTTGGAAAGGCTATAACGAAACCTAGAGGAGGAGGAATGGGGGCTGGATTTATAGGTTCAGGACAAACAGATGAATTTGAAGACCTTGGGTATCCAGAAGGATATGGACCAAACACTGGTAAACCTAAAAATCTTGCCGAAGCGGCAGCAGATTTAGGATATAGTATAAAAGATTTTATAGGACAATCGGCAGAAGTAGCCCCAGCAGTAGCAGGAATGGCTTTTGGTGGACTTACAGAGATTGCTGAGAAAGGTCTAGATATATTTACGGGGGCAGATGTGGGGCAAATGGGCGTAGGAGGGTATAATTTAGACCGATTCCAAGCTCACCTTACAGACCAAGCCTTTAGAGAAGTGCAAGAAGCAGGGGATGCTGCATTAAGAATGGGGTACGCTATGGATAATTATATGTTTGCTCCTACTCCAACAGGTAGTAGTGCTCCAGCAACCAGTATTTTACGTTCCATGGTTCCCACAATAAATGATATGTCCCAAGAATTAAATATGATAGACAATCATAATACTCATAGAGACCAAACTAATGCTAGTATGGCAATAAGTCTTACACAAAAAGATAACTTTAAAGCTGCTTATGTGCACGAAGCAAATCAATATGAAGATGATTTATATTTTCAAGAAATGATGTTAGGTATAGGAAGACACTAAACCTTCAACGTAAATTTATCTAGTATTGGTATAATATAATATATACCTTCGGAGGAATTTAAATGGCAGACGAGTTATCGGTTTTCTTGAGAGATAATACACACGCTTCGGCTAGCGTTAGGCTTGCATTGAAAGCAGACCAATTGGCATTATCGTTTTCAAGAACTCCAATACATATTGCATTACCTAGAAGTAACCCAGAAATATTTGATTTGGGGACTACTAGACCAGCAATTACTATTTCAGGTCTTGTAGATAACATAGGGCAAGACACAACAAACACAGATTCAACTACATTCAAAGGAATGCAGAAAGTATCTCACACAATATCAAGTAGTACACAAACTTATTACGTTCCATATAAAAATTATTTAGAAGAAAAACTTATTACGTGGGTTACAAGTGATTCAACCGATTTGCAATTAGAGATAGGAGATGCTACAACCCCAGAAAATACAAGTGGTGCTTTAGCTACAGGTGGCGGAATTTATAGAGTAGCAGTACAACAATTTCAATTTTCACAAACTCCGGGGTTAGAAGATAGGTGGGCATTTAGTATTTCCTTTGTAGCTAAGTTTAGAGAGGGAGTAAGTTTCTAGATGGCAATTTCTACAGCAAACCCTACTAGAGTCATAAAAAGACCTATTTTTTCTTATTGGAATGGGACTAAATGGAAAGATTTAGTTAGCTTCAGAGATGGGGCAGACACAAAACTAACAGCTACTTTGAACGAAGCCTTAGATGATAGCGAAACAGCTATTACAGTTTCATCAAGTGCAGAGTTTTATACTGGTCAGATAATTAAATTTGGTACAAATACTGAAGAACTAGAGGTAGTATCTATAACAGATGGTACAACTATTGTGGTTGTTAGAGGGTCATCTCCTGAAACAGCCTCTAGTGGGGCAGACATTTATGCAGCAGTAAGTGACGTTAGAAGATGGGAACTTATTGACTCATTGCATAGTCCACTAATGTTAAAAGCAATTATAAACAACGCTTCAAGTCATCCTTTTTCTAATAGTGGAGGCACTTCTAAAGGACCTCATACAGGGTTAATAGGAGACTTTAAACACATAAAACTTAGAGATGGGGACACACATCACATATATTTTTATGGAGTTGCTTATTCTGTAGATGATAGTTTTAAAATTGGCATGGGGCAAGTTTTAGAAATAACTGGCTACGATTTTTTACAAGAACTTTCAGAGAACACTGGGTTAAATGGGAATGCTTATTTGTTAGATAATGATGCTAATTTATATGACGCAGTAGTTCCTCATGGTACAGGAGCAGATAATTTAGATGTAACAAATAAAATATGGCAAACTACAGCCGACCCACCACAGGGTTATATATCTAGTAGAAGTGGTTTAATAAAATCTCTTATAGCTGAGTATAGCCAAAACATAACAACTCCGGGCGATGCTAATTCAACTGACACGGACAGGTTCGCAGAATCGGTAGCAAAATTAACTGATGGTAATAAAACAAACGAAGCATATAAATTAACTGGATTAACTTCAATATTAGGTAGAATAAAAAGTTTAGCTTCTACAGAACCACATACTGCGTCTGCAAGCACTGAAATAACACATGGTTATGATTACTATTTAGACCCTAACTGGGGAGGGGCAACAAATGGTACTAACGCATCTTTAGCTGACCATAAACCATCAGCTTTTTTTAATTATTTTAAGCGTAGCGAACGCCCACATAATACTCCAGCGACATATGGATTAAGTGTACACTATCCCTCTCCAGACACTACGTCTGGGGGAGATTTTACAAAGACAACTATGCGTGTACCTATGACATCTTATGATGTAAAAAGACCTAAAAACGAAATTTATACTGATGCTACAGTTTCTTATGTGGAAGAAATGTTGCAGGAATCTACTAATGCAGATGGGGAAAAAGTAAAAGAAGTTGTTCGACACTCTGATTCTGATACATTTGAATTACTTACAATACACTCAGCATCAAACTTTGATGATTTTGTTGATTTGTTAGAAGCTTCTGAAATGAATATTGAAGCGGGCACCCCGGGAACAGAAAGTGCTGAATATCTAAAAGTTAAAATTGCAGAAGTAAATGATAACAGTGCTACCGATGGAACGGGAATAAGTAATAGTGACACTGCCGTAACAGTAGACACACCGGGAGTAGCAGGATTTTATGTAGGGCAACACATTGAAATAGATAGTGAGGTAATGAAAGTAACTGCTATTAACACAGGTACTGATACACTTACAGTAACACGAGCTCAAAGCCATCCTACAACAGGAGCATCAACATCAGCAGCAGAACATGATAACGATGCAGATATTTATGCCTTAGAAGTTTGCAGATTGCAGTGGACAGGACTCCAAGGAGGTACTGCTACAGTAGCTTCAGATGCAACATCTTATGTGTTAATTTCAGATGTAGATGAAAGAATAAGTGAAAACTCAACTTACTGGTCGGCAAATACAACCTTTAAAGGTCAGACATCTTCTAGTGCGTCCTTTGAAATAACTTCTAGACCAAGAACAAAGTATGGAATTAGAAGAAATATTAGTAAGGGATTAGGGACTGTAAAAAATCCTAATGAACAAAGAAAAGCTATATATTCCTTACTAGAAAAAAGAACAGAACCTTTAGTAAGAGCTAAATTTCAAACACATGAAAGACCATTTTATTATTTTGATGATAGTCCAGCTTCTGAATCAACTCATAGTGGTTCTGACCAAACAATTACTTTATCTAGCAGTGGAAATCCACAAGATTATGGTGTAACGGCAGGTATGTTAGTTGTAAAACTAGACGCTAATAATGCAGCTACGAATGTTTATGGTTATGTAACTAGTACAACTTCAGCTGCCGTAAGAATAACGTGGTCATATGGAACTGTTTCGGCTAGTGATACTTTAAGATATTATGTACCAGTTAGAGCTGGAGATTATATTAGTGTAAGAAATGACTTAGCTGATTTAAGTACAAATATGCTCGTAACTAAACTTGACCATAAAGATGAAAATGGAGTTATGGTTTCTAGATTTGATACCGTAGGTGTTGACTCAAATCAAAGAACAGGGGCAGACGCTCCTAAACCTATGCTTGCTTCTGATGCAGAAGTTTTATTTGGTGATTTTGGGACTCCAGAAGCACCATCACAACCAGAACCTGCTGAAGCTGCGATAGTTACAATAGACAATACCTTTTCAGCAGCCAATGAGTATACAGTAGCATGGACAGCAGGAAATTTGTATGTAGGCAGTAAGAAATATTCTATAGATGCCGGTAATTCGGGGACGCTAACAACGCAAGCAGGTCCATATGTTTTGTATTATTTAAAAGGTCAATCAAGTTATTCCGTAAAAACTCTAAGTAATTATGAACTTATTTCTAAATATAGTACTAAATATATAAGAATAGCTACTGTTGAGTATGATATTCCTTTTGCTCGATGGGTTTTGGCTAAAAGTATTAGGGGAGCAAACGCAACCAAGTTAAAAGCAGGCGAAGTACTACAAGGACAATCTTTAGAAGCATCCCTAATAAAAAAAGGTAATCAACAATCTTCATCTAACCTAAGTTTTGAAGCTACAGGTACTGCAGGTGAATATAACAAAATAAAATTTGGGCGAAAAGGTTCTGTAGGTAGTGATGCTACAATTTCATTTGCAGATAATACTACTGAAACAGTTGCTCACAGTGCTACAGGTACAGCTACTTTAGGTAACAGTTCATCTGTTGCAGCTGGAAAGGTTACTCTAGCATCAGGAGTTAATTATATATATAAAGAAGTAGGTAAACCTGAAATTACTACAATGAGAGTAGCTAATGATTCTACAACAGAACAAACCTTTGAAGTAACTTCTACATCAAATATGTTTGTAGGACAAATGTTACAAATTTCAGAAGAAAATTTAACTGTTGCTAGTATTACAGATGGAGATACTGTAGAACTAAATAGGGGACAAAATAGTACATCTGCTCAAACCCAAGCACTAAATGATGGTGCTGGCAACCCAGTAAAAATATATGCAGTAAACGATGCAAATAAAACCGTAAAAATAACTAGTACTTATTCAGATGTATTTCAAGATGACCGAATGTTATTGGCTACAGTAGTAGTAGCTAGTTCAGATGATGGTTCAGATTCTCCTTCTATATTCCCATTTACAGGTAATGAAGCTACAGTTTCAGCCGGTGTATTGGCAGCTGGGGCTATAAAAGCAGATAATATACAAGCTAATGCAATTACAGCTGCTAAACTAGAAGCAAACTTAGTTTTAGCAAACAATATAAAAACAAGTGCTACGGTTAATGATGGTAGTGGTACAGACCAAAATGGCTTCATTATGAATAGTACTGGTATAACAGCATTTAATGCGGTTGGGGAACAACAAATAAAAATAAACCCAACTACAGGAAGATTAGCTAGTGGGGCTAATGAAGATAAAGTAGTAATATATGCTGGTGGGCTGGCTATAATGGAAGACACTAACGACTTAACTACTGACTCTGTGTTTTATATGGGGTCTTCAGCTAAGAATAGGGCTTCTGGGGCAACTTTAGCAGAAGATTTAGATGCTAGTGAAGATGGTGTCGATGTTTCTGATGGAACAAAATTTGCATTAGGTAACGTACTTGTAATAGATAGTGAAAAAATGCTTGTGAAAAGTATATCATCTAACACGTTGACTGTTGAGCGTGAATATGAAGGCACAAGTGCAGCTACTCATTCAAATGGTACTGCAATATCCCTTAAAGGATTAGGAACTTATTACCAAACAGTTTATGATGGGGGGTCTGGAGGAGTTCCGGCAACTTACTGGCTAGCTACTACACAAGAAGCTGCAAGTGGTACTGGGTATGATACGGATTATTCTCATAATATCGTGATTGGTCCGAATGCAGCCAATAAAACTATGTATATTCTGCCTAGTTATACAGCCGATATTGGTAATGATGGAGTTGTTTTAGGTTCTAGTTCTCGAGAGTTTTGGGCTTTATACTCTGGGCTAGTGTATGCTAATACAGGTCTTGGAGCATCATCCCCTGCCTACTCATTCAATGGGGATACAGATACAGGTATATATCAAAGCTCTGCAAACGAAGTAGCTTTTGCTACAGGAGGAGCTTTAAGAGGTAGATTCTATAATAGTGGATTAGTGTTAGATACGTTAGGAACTACTTCAGGTACCGACTTAGTTGTCGATGGTTCAAATGTAGTACATAAAAAATCATCATCTAGAAGATATAAAACAAACATAGTTGATATAGCTTTAGACTCAAATAAATTATATGACTTAAGACCTGTAGACTTTGAATGGAATGAAAAATCGGCTACAGAAGGTAAGAAAGATATTGGATTGATAGCAGAAGAAGTAGCAGAAATACTACCAGAAATAGTAAATTATAATAACGATAATACACCAGAAAGTGTTTCTTACGACAAATTATCAGTAATACTACTAATGGAAATAAAAAAACTAAAAGAAGAGATAGAAAAACTAAAGGAGAATAAATAATGCCAGACATAACAGTATCATTCACAGATGCACAATGGACTAGAATGCAAGCAGCTGTGGGGAATATTTTAGGAATAGGTGCTCAATCAAGTGACCTAACCACGAATGAATTATCAACTCGGTGGAAAAATGATATCATTTCAGCAGTAAAAGGCTATGAGCAAGAGAACGCAAGTCTCTCAGACTTCTAAAATCATACAACACAGATATAATAACCCACATGATACACTTCAACAAATCGGTGATACTTTTGGTGTGTCTCGTCAGTATATACACAAAGTACTGAAACAAAATAATGTTCCTACTATTCGGGCAAAGAAGATGAAGAATGTTAGGCACTGCAAAATATGTGGAGAAATTAGCACAAAACTAGTACATGATGGTTCTTGTCACTTCCAATATTACAACATAAAAGTAACCTGCTCTTTCTGCCGTATTCCATTTTACAGGAAACGAAGTCAAATCATACAAAAGTATAATAATGGGTACAATAATATATATTGTTCTAATAAGTGTTATTACCGAGGTAAAAGGGTTGCTGTTTATATATAAAATGTGATAGTATAACAGTACTGTAATAATTAATCCTATTGGATTTAAAAAATTAAGAAAAAACATTGGAAATCAACGATAAATTAATATTACAGTGGGAACCTAAGATACAAAAAATGGTATCAAACTCCTATGTTGTTGGGTTAGATAACGAAGATTTAGCTCAAGAGTTACGAATTGCCTTAGTAAAAGCGGCTAAGAAGTTTGATGACTCAAAGGGCGTACTATTTCACACCTACCTACACACATCTCTTATAAATACTATCAGAACTCTTATTAGCAAGGCCCAACGCCAACCACTGCAAAGAAGCATTGACTTGACCTATGTAGACTCTAATGCCATGCCACAAGAAATTTCGAGGGCTTTGGTTGACCCCAACAGTTATTCTGATGAAATCGAAACTAATTTGTGGGTGGACTCTCAAGGATTAGCGGGGAACGAAAAATTGTTTCTTCAGCTAAAGTTAGAAGGACTAACTATGGAGGAGATAACCGAAGATTTAGGTGAGTCAGCATATAAAGTAAGACAATCTTTACGAGACAAACTAAAAATTGATTCCGATGAAACAGATAGCCCTCAATAGTCTAAACGCTAAAGATTTATATAATCTCTTCAGTACTCTTTATAAAGAAAAACATAAGTTTGATTATCAAGGGGTAGGTTTCATAGGTAATGAAATGCATAAATTAAAAAACAGTTTAGAAGAATATGGTTCTGCACATGTTGCTTGTGCGATATTAAACTGTATAAATAGAAATGATAAGACAGTATCAATTCCTTATTTTACAGCGGGAGTTAAATATTATATGGTTCCAGATAATCCAGAAATATATTGGTCTATAAAAAAATATGGAACTCCTAAAATGAAAAAATTATGGCGTGAATACATGTTTTTAGATTCTATTTGGTTACCAACAGCAACAAAAAGACAAAGATTAAAAGAAGTTATAAAAGAATTAAGGGAGTGGGCTTATGCCAAGACGGGTAAGAAGACGAGGACATCTGATACAAAAACCAAAGAACAAAAATCATGAAAATTTATTTAGAGTAATAGCATCAGAAATTGGTGGTGACGTGTGGACAGAAGGAGAATACGGGACGTTCGAGGACGCAAAGAGGGCAGTTGACAGCTATAACACTCCTAAAGTAGACTATTTAATATATTCAGATAAAAATAGAGTCTTATACACGAAAAAAGGAGAGTAGATGCCAAACTTTGAGTACACCGAGTCAGCATTGATTTTTGGGTTAGATACCAAAACCAACCTACGTTCTTTCAAACATTCCGAAAAGGATTTTGCAAGACATGGGGATGCATATAAATTTATAATAAACCATTTTGACAAATACGGGGAGTTTCCCTCTCCGGAAGTTTTGTTAGAAAATTTCCCAACCTTAGATAAAACTGCTCAATCAGTTAATTTTGAATACGCAGTAGAGCTTTTTAAAGACCAAGTGTTACAACGAGCAGTTGTTTCTACCGTCCAAAAGCAAAGAGAATTAGTCAAAGAGAACCCTAAAAAGGCTTTGACAAATATTATGGTTGGGCTAACAGACATTGAAGTGGTTTATGATGAAGACGTTCAAGCTTATGATAGTGGTAAATTGACTAGATTAGATGAGTGGAAGGAAAGAACCAGCAAACGTCAAATGGGGGATGGGCTAATGGGGATACCCACCAGCTTTAAAACAATTAATTCTAGTGGGGTGGGTTGGATGCCCGGAGAGTTAATTGCTATGTTTGCTAGACCTACTATCGGTAAAACTTGGATGTGTGTGCACGCAGCAGCTACAGCAGTCAATCATGGAGCAAGAACTTTATTGGTATCTACAGAGATGCCTAATACAGCAATAAACATGAGACTTGATGTGGTATTAGCTAAAATGAAAGGATACGACCTATCTCATAGGGCATTACGACATGGTGAGCCTATAGACGAGCAGGAATATGTGAAGTTTTTAGAGGAATCCAACTCTCAATCACTTTTAATTTGTGACCATATTTCAGGGCAGATGGGTATTTCCATAGAAGCTATAGCAGGATTAGTAAGGAAACACAATCCGGAGTTTGTAGTTATTGATGGTGTGTATTTAGTCGCTACTTCTGATGCCAAGAAAGCTGCTTGGGAGCAATCCCACTCGCTATTTTACGGTCTAAAGAACTTAGCAACATCAACGAACACGCCAATTATGGTTTCTACGCAAGCTACTAGAGATGCTTCTAATATGTTTACTCCACCTAGGGCAGACCAAGTCGCCTTTGGGGATGCTTTAATTAGAGCAGCGGATGTAGCCATAGCAATGTGTGCCTTAGAAAATGAAGATGATAAAAGATTAGTACAGTTTCAAAAATATCGTGATGGTGAATTAAGTCGAGACCTCACGGTAATGCAATGGGGTGTAAATAATGGAAATATAGAAGAGTTGCCCGACTATGAATGGGAAGACTTTTAAACAGGAGGAAAATCATGGGAATCTTAAATTGGTTTGGTAGTAGCGATGATAGCAATATTATAGTTAAGTCTACTAGAAGCAAGGGAAATGGACGACCTATCGTAGACATTACTGTAGGAGATATACGAAAAGGTATAGCTACAGATGAAAATGGCTATAGAAACGAAGTCGTAATATTCCTTAGAAAAAATAAGAAGGATAGATAATGATAGATTGGCACTCTGTATTAACAAAGTATGGAGTCTCAGTACCCAATCAGGAACAATTTATAATTCATTGCCCCTTTCATGAAGATAGAAGAGAATCATGCTCTATCAATTTGGAGAAAGGGGTGTGGATTTGTTTTGCTGGGTGCGGGCAAGGGAACCTTAAGTACTTTATTTGGAAACTATCAGGTAAATCTTGGGATGAGATAAATGCTGAGTTTGAATCAAAAGCATGGGACTTAGACTTCTCAATGTTAGACGATATAGTAGAAGAAGATACTACATCTGAGCCCTATAAAAAGCCCGATGTACTTAATGAAACCCCTGATAATCATTGGATATACAGTCGTGGGTTTACTAAAGAAACTATAATGAAGTGGGGTTGTAAAACAAATGAATTTTTAGATTTTATGATTCCAGTAGAAACCCAAGAACTAGAAACAGTTGGATGGATAGCAAGAAGAAAACAGGCTATACCTAAATATTTGTTTTCTAAGGGGTTCGCTAAGTCACAATATTTGTTTGGGATAAATCAGTTATATGACACTAAAACATTGTATCTTGTCGAAGGAGCATTGGACTGCATGTGGTTAAGCCAATTCGGGTATTCGAGTGTAGCAGTGTTAGGGGCGAGTGTTTCTCAGCGACAGGTAGACCTAATAAGTTCCCTACACCCGCAAGAGGTTGTGTTAGCTCTTGATAATGACGAAGCAGGTAAAAAGGGAATTGAGAAAGCCACACTTGACATGCAAGGCAGGTTTCTTATATCATATTTAAGGTTACCAAAAAATATAAAAGACGTACAAGAATTAAGTGACGTTCATACTTTGCATAAGGTAATGAAAAATAAAACAATATTTTAAATAGGAGAGTTACATGAGTGGAATAGCTAAAATTGCTAAGGGTAGAGAGGATTCTAGAAGACCTCTTCCTGAAAGAGCCCCGGGTAGAGAGGTGTGGTTAAAAGATGGAGACCAAATATTTCTTACTTCGGTTGCTACAGGAGAAGAAAACGACAAGTATTTAGATGAAATTTATCTATATACTTTTAGAGTGGGTAATAGGTGGACAAACCTTATCAAAGATGACAAGGTAGACACTAGCAATGTACCCGAAGATACTAGAGCCTCCCATAAATTTGCTTTTTGGGCATATGTACATAACATAATACACAATGAAAAGCGTAATGAAGAGTGGGTTGAAATAGAAGGTCCTGCTGGTAAGAAAGTTTATAGAGAAGATGTAAATGACTTTAGAATTGTTTCTCTTGGCTTTGGGAGAAGTGACTATGTCTGGAATCAACTAGTTGATGTATATAGTGACTGGGGTTCTTTGGACAAAGGCGTGCTAAGAATAAAAAGAACAGGGCAAGGGGCTTACGACACTTCTTATTCTATTACAGCTACACCAAAAATAGATGAAGTACCTGCTGACAAAAACAAAGAAATAAGCGAGCTACCCCTACTCAAAGAGTATTTTTTAGAGAGATATGGTAATCCCGACATTATCGACATAGCTACTTCAACAGCTAGTAACGATGATGACGAATTATTTTAATTGAGACTGTGACGGTTGTAACAAATCGCACTTTTGAAGATAGTCTCAAGCAACTACAGTCGGTTTTAGAGGTAGCACCGACTCTTGTGGTTGATGTCGAAACGAATGGGTTAGATGCTTACAAGTCCAATCAAATATGTGGCATTGGGGTGGGTGAAACCAACCCTGACGGACTCGTACAGTACTACCCATTCAGGCATCATCTTGGGGAAAATCTAACATTTGAAGCGTTTCAAAAACTTATATCTATTTTAAACCAATCGGTAAAATCTTACATAGGTTATAACTTAAAGTTTGACCTGCATTTTTTACAAAAGGACGGCTTAGAGGTTGTCAGTAAAGAACTTATTGATGTTATTGTTATGGTGCGTCTTATAGAGCATTCAGACATCAAGGAGCTAGGGCTAACACCTACAGGCAAGCGTGCCTACGGGGAGAAGGCTGTGCAGTACGACATTGATACTAAAAAGCTTCTTAGGTCTAATAAATGGAACAAGGACTTTTCAATGGCTCCACCAGATTTTTTGGGGGAGTATTGCAAGAAAGATGTTACTCTAACTGCTAGAATTTATAACGATTACTTAAAAAAGATTGAGAAGACCGGTCAAAATAAGGTCTTTGAATTAGAGAAAAAGCTTACTAAAGTCTTGTATAAGATGGAGGAGTTGGGCATTTCAGTAGATAAAAACTATGCTATTACCACAAAAACAGTATTATTAGACCGTTTAGCTGAGGTAAAACAGGAAATACTTAGCTTATGTAACAAGACTGAAGAAGAATTTAACATATCGAGCCCTAAACAAATCGGTGAAGTTTTTAATGGTATGGGCATTGAATCCCCTGTAAAGACTGGTAAAGGGAATGATTCTTGGAATGAAGCCGCCCTAATAAATATCAATCATAGAATGGCTGGTTTGATAAGACAGTACAGAACTTTAGAAAAGCTTGGTTCTACATATCTTGACCCATATTTAGAAACAGATGTTATGCATACAAATTTCTGCAATTGGGGAACAGCCACAGGCAGATTATCTTCTAGAGAGCCTAACTTACAAAATATCCCAAGAAACCATTTTAAATTACATGAGAGAGATTTAACTGACCAAGATAAAACAGATATTCGTAATACTATATCTGCTATGGTAGCCCAAAAGGGAATAACAATGGATACTGAATTATCTGATGATGTGTTATCCACTTGGTCTTTTATAGGGAACGATAACTACAACGCCTCTGATGATAAGCAGTTAGCTATACGTAGGTTATTTGTATCCCGCCCTAACTATAGTTTAGTAGGGTTTGATTACCAACAAATGGAAGTTAGAGTTTTTATGTCTTACTTTAGAAATGAGACGATTGACGCAATACTAAACAAAGAAGATGTGGACTTTCATAGTGAGGCAGCTAAGTTAGCCTTTGGTGTAGATGAGTCTTCCCCAAGATTTAAGGAGTATCGTCAGTACGCCAAGGCGATTACATTTGGTACTATTTATGGAATTGGCAACAAGAAACTTGCCCAACAGTTAGGGACAACACCACGTGAGGCAGGTAAGTTTAAGAAGCAATACTTTGAGGGGATGGAAGGGTCTAAGGATTTTTTTGACAAAGTAGTAAGAAAAGTAGAATTACAAGGAATGGTAAAAAATAGATATGGCAGGCAGTACAAAATAAACCCACAGTTTGCATATAAAGGGGTAAATTACCTTGTACAAGGGACTAGTGCAGATATTCTTAGTGAAAGAATGTTAGTCATAGATGATTATTTACTAGATAAGAAGAGCACTCTTTTACTACAAGTACATGATGAAATAATATGTGAAATACATGACAGTGAGTTTAATACTATTCCATATAAAATACAAAGTTTGTTGGAAGATAACACATTAGATGT